CATCAACGTTCGCCAGTTCGACGTAATCGACCTTGGCGCCGAACTGGCGAACGTTGATGAAGTTGCCTTCATCGGGAACGATCTGCCAGTGGGTGCCGGCGGAATCGGTAAAACTGGCGGTCGGCGTCGAGATGGTCGAGACGGTCCAGGTGAAGCCTGACCCGGTGCCGCCGAGATACGCATTGTTGGCCGAGAGAACGTCGCCAACGGAATAGCCATTGCCGCCGGTATTGCGAATCGTGACCGCGGTGACCGCGCCGCCGGCAACCGTGATGGAGGCGATGCCATAGGTGCCGGTGCCGCCGGACAGTTCGGCATAGAGATACGTGCCATCGACGTAGCCCGAGCCCCCGGCCGTCAGCGATCCCGTGAGGATGCGCGAATCGAGAAACGGCGTGGTGCTCACATTCTTGAAGGTGGCCCCGCCGCCGTCGCCTACCGCATCATAGCCCAGCGTCCGGACAAGGCTGTAGGCGCTGAGATCCTGCGCGGCGGCCGCGGTGCGGGTCGAGATGGCGATGGCGCAGTTCGGGCAGCTAACCGTGCCGGTGACCGCGTTCTCGACCAGCGGCAGCGTGGCGCTGGTGACGACGGTTCCGGAGACGGTCGGCCATTTGACCGCGGTTGTCCCGGCGACGGCTTGCGCGCTGACCGTGGCGCTGCCGCTGGTTGCACCGGCGTAGACAACCGAATTGACGTTGACCTGCGAGACCGTCAGCGGGCTCACCAGCATCGAGGATAGAAGCTGGCTGAACGGGATGGCCTGCGCCGGCCCGACGCCGGCGGCGGTGCGGCCAATGACGGTGCTGGACGGCACGGTCGGGAAGGTCTGCGCGATGGCCGGGGCAAGCCCGGCGATCAGGAGCGCGGCGGAAATCAGGCTGCGAAGCTTTTTCATGGTCGGGAAGATGGCGAACCGACCGCCACCCCAACAACGCACCGCCGGTCAGCGGGCCCGGGTGGCATTCAGGGCACTAAAGCCGCTCGCCGTGCTGACGGTGAAGGTCGCGAAATTCACCATGTGGTACGTGGTCGGGGAGCTGATGACGACGCGGCGGGTGGGAAGGGTCAGGCATTGCCCGGCGCCGGCCGGCACATAGGCCGCCATGGATAGTTGGGCCCAGTTTCCAACGGTGTTGTCTCCGGTATCGAGGGTGGTGGAGATCGAGCCGTAGAGGTCGGTGACGCTGGTGGTGGCGCCCGTGCCAAAGCAGGCGACGCCCCCTATTCGCCAGTCCCCGGCGGTCAAGGAAATGGCTGATGTGGTGCGGCCTGCGTTGCTGGTGAGGGCAATGCCAGAGGTTCCGGTGTGGGTGCCGGACTGCGAGCCCGAGGTATTGATCGCGGTCCCCGCGAGGGCGTTGGCCGCCGACGTGGCGATCTGGAATGTGTTGCCCGAGACCGATGAACCAATGATCCAGTATTGCGTGCTCGCGGTAACGCCCGTCGGCAGCGCGCCTGTGGTCGTGAAGACGATAGGCGCCGTCCATGTCCCGGTGCCGCTATAGGGTATGCTGGACCATGTGACGACCGCCGGTGAGGCGATGGTCATGGTCACAGTGGCGTTCGAGCTTGGCGAGAGCACCGAGACGTATTCACCAACCTCGCCCGCCGCGGCGTTATCGTTGGTCGCCGTGCCGTTCATGTGCCCGTTGGTGCGGGCGGCCGGAATGGTACCGGTCGTGAGCTGTGTCGCGTTCAACGCGGTGATGTTCGTGGCGACGCCGGCCGACGGCGTGCCGAGATCGCCGCCTTGGAAATACGCCGCGCCGGTGCCGGATTCGTCCGTGAGGGCCGCGCGCAGGTTGGCGCTCGATGGCGTTGCCGCCCAGGTCGCCACACCGGTCCCGAGCCCGGATATGCCGGTAGCGATCGGAACCCCGGTCAGGTTGGTTCCAGTTCCGGACGAGGGCGTTCCCAGCGCCCCGCCATTGACCACAACCGAACCGGCCGAACCGACGTTGACGCCGAGCGTAGCCGCGACCGAGCTGCCCAGCCCGCTGACGCCCGAGCCGACCGGCAGGCCCGTGGCGTTCGTGAGGATCGCGGCGGACGGCGTTCCAAGATTCGGCGTCACCAGAGCCGGCGAAGTTGCGAACACCAGCGAGCCGGACCCGGTTTCATCGGTGACCGCGGTTCGCAGGTTCGCGCTGCTCGGGGTGCCGATCCATGCGGCAACGCCCGCGCCGAGCCCGCTGATATCGGTGATCGCCGGCTTGGTGCAGACCCAGACGTTGTTGATGGTGAGGGTAGTGAGCCATGTTCCGGCCGCGCAGTTCGGCGCCGGCGGGACATTCAGCAGCGTCGCGAGTGAGGCAAACGTGATCGCCGACGCACCGCTCGATACCCCCTGCACATTGCCGACCACGGTGCGCGGCGGCAGCAGGACGTTCGAGAGAGCCTGCGCGGATGCCTCGTTGGCTGCGAGCAGGGTGAGAATGCCGGCAATGGCTGCTTTGATCTGGCGCATGCCGGGAGAGTGGCGAAACCACCCTTCCCAACAACGCACCGCTACGGAGCGGCCTTCAGCGCCTTCTCGCTATCCCGGAGCATCTGCTTCCCGGCCTTGCCGATCTCGATCATGTTGAAGTACAGGCTGTCGATCAGCTGCCGCTTCTCCTCGGCCTTGATCGTCTGGTTCTTGGTGATGTCCCGCACCAGCTTCGAGTGCTCTGTCAGCGTCTCCTTGATGGCATCCAGCCGCATGAACATCATCGGGCCGCCAGCGGCCTGGATGCGCTCCATGGCGCCGACGTCGCCCTCCTGCGCCTTCCCCAGCCATGTGTCGTAGAACTTCTTGGTGACCTCGTGCTGGTCGTAGAAGTCCTGGATCGACTGCGCGCTTGCCGACGGGTAACGGACGACGAACGCCTTCACCACTGGGATATCGGCAAGCGTCGACGCCGGCTTGATCGGATCGGGCAGCACCCCGGTCTTGCGCAAGCCAGCATCCGCCGCTTGCAGCACGTACGTGCCGAGCCCTCCGGTCCATGCCCGGATGTAGTTCTCCATCAGGATCGGCGTGGTCACCGCACGCGCGGCCGGGCCGAACGGCGCGCCGGGCCCGGTGGCCTGATCCCGCATGCCCGGGAACGCGCTGATGACCTGTCCGAGCTTCTTCGTCAGTTCGGTGGTGTAAGGCGTGTACTGGTATTCCGGCAGGTTCTTTTCCTGGTCCTTCGGGATTAGCGTGCGGTCCGACATGGTGGATCGGTTCGCGTACTGTTCGACCAGCGGCTGGAACGCGGTCGGGGTGACGTTCGGGGTGATGACGTCGAAAACCGACTTGCTGAATTTGTCGAAGGCCTCCGGATTGTTTCCGATCGTGCGATCCAGGATGCGCTCGACGCCGGAGCCGAACACCACGCCGAGCTCGAACGGCTTCGGAATCCGGTAGATGTGATCCTTGGTCATCACGATCCAGAACATATCCCGCTGCCACGACGGCAGTTCCTTGTAGCGGGGATCGTCGTGGTTGGCCCACCACAGCAGCACCGACGGCAGGGTGATGCCACCGGCGACCTTGGCCGTGGTGTTGACGGGCGCGTCCACAAATGCCCGGCCGATGCGGTCAAGGCCCTGAATTTGTGCATTGCCGAACGCGGTGATCATGTTGTAGGCGCGCATCGAGGCGCCGATGCGGGCGAAATCCAGCGTCACCTCGCGCGAGCCGAAGGCGGCCGTCTGGATGCTCGCCTTGTCCTCGCCGCGCATCTTCTTGAACTCGCCCAGCCGGGTGGCGTTCTCGGCCAGTTCCGAGATCATGCGCAAGCCCCGGAGCGGACTGTTCACCACGTTCCATGACCGGGACATCAGCCCGGTTTCCCCAGCCAGCTTGGTCAGGCTCTCCTGCAGATAGGCCCGATCCATGGCTACCATGGTCGAGTTGGCCCCGCCGCCCTTCAGCCAATCGAGGAAGTCGGCATCCTTCCGGATCACGCTGATCAGGCCCTTGGCGGTGTCGATCGGCGTGAACAGCCCGCCTGCGCTATTCACGAAGGCGGTCATGAAGTCGCGAACGATGTTACGGACCATGAAGTCGGGGGACAGGGTGGCGCCTGCGCGCAGGTATTTCGCCGGCACCGCGAGCACCTTGGTCAGCAGGATGGCGCTCTCCTGATCCAGGCCCCGGAATGCCTTGACCAGCGCCGGGTCGTTGACCTCGACCGTCTCCTTCACGCCGTTGCGGAACGCGCCAAGCGTGGTGCCATCCTCCGGAACCGCCGTCTTGACGAAGTCCACCAGCGCCTCCGGCTCGGTGACGCCGTGTTCCTTCAGATAGTTAACAAGTTCAGGATCGGAAGGCGCGCGCTTGGATACCTTGACTTCGGCACCGTCCTTCTTCAGCGCGTCGATCAGCTTGATACCGACGGCGTTGCGCTCGGCGATGGAAATGTAGGCATAGGTGTTCTTGATGACGGATTCCAGCGGGTCGATGACATCGCGCTCGGAACCCTTCAGGCGCTTGACCGGGTTGCCGGGGCCGAACCCTTTGCTGGCAGCGCCGCCCTCCTCCGGCGTGATCACGCGGTAGAACGGCACGTAATTCTTGCCGGCCTCGACCATGGCGCCGAACGCTTCCTCGGATAGCACGCCGCTATCTTTCAGATATTTCAGGGTTTTGTTCTGGTAATCGACCAGTTCGGTGGCGGCCTTGCCGAATTTTCCCTCGCCCTCGGCGGCTACCCGGGTCGCTGCCTCGACGTCGAGACCGGACTTGCGGCCGGACGCTTCGATCTCCAGGCTGCGCTTCGACGCCAGATAGGCGCGGAACCCGTCGAGGTCCGCCTTCACCGGCTCGATGATCTCCTTCAGCGGCTTGCCATTGGTCTTGTAGGTGTTGAAATCGAAGGTGCCGTGCTCGATGAAGTGCTCGGCCTTGCCGAACTGGCCGCGGGTCAGCCGGGCGAGTTCATACGCGCCCTCGTCGATTGCCTTGAGCGGATGCAGGTTATCCACAGCCTGTGTATAGAATTTGTCCCAGGTCAGGCCCTCTTTGGCCGCGCGCTCGCCGACGCTGATCTTGTCGAGGATCTTGGACTGGGCGGCCTCGAACGATCCTTCCGGCGGGGGCTCAGGCGGCCCTGGGGGCTTCGGTGGGGGCGGTTCCCGCGGCGGAGCGCCACCTTCCGGCAGCACGTCCTTGTCGCTCGACAGCAGCCGCTGCGCCACGATGGGGTCGGTCTGGGCGTCGTTGGCGAGTTCGACCGGATGGATGCCCTTCTCCTCGTAGGCCTTGAGCATCTTCTCCTGGACGTAGAACGGCACATCGGCGTCGCCGACGACATGGGCGGCCGTGGCGAAGTCCTCGGCCTTGGGCAGGCCGCCGATCGTCGTGGTACGCACCTCGCCCATGGGGCCGCGCTCGTACCGGGCGACGGGATGGGACATGCCCAGCAGGGTGGCGATGGCGGCAAACTGCGCCCCGTCGCGCCGCGCGCGCGCCTGGTCGGCCGCGTCCTCGCCCAGGGCTTCCGATGCGACCTGCCCGGCCAGCGCGCCGACGCCGTAGATGCCCGCGTTCATGCCGCGGAACACGCCGGCAATCGCCGCCACGGCCGGCCGCATCACCGCCTCGTTGGCAAACTGGATACCGCTCACGAGAGGCATGGGCTTGTCCGGGTCCTGGAAGATGCCCAGCTTCTGCAGCTTCCTGGCATCTTCCGGGGAAACGCCGAGCGGGTGATCGCCAAAGCCGGCGCTGGCGCCCTCGAACGCCGCGGCCGCGATCCGGCCGGCCAGCGTGTTGCCGACGGTCTTGTTCAGTTCCGTAAAGGTTGCGGCATCGTCATCGGGAACGAAGCGATCGATGAAGGCGCGCGGCGCATGCTGCGGCACGTCGACCCACTGGACCTCCTTGTTCGGCACATCGACCCAGCTGTCCCCGGCGGGGGCCGTATCGGTGGGGACGTCGACCCAATCATCCTTGGCCATTACTCGATGCCCCGACGGTCATAGATCTTCCCGCTCGCCTTATCGCGCCACTGCTGCGTCGCCTTGTTGAATTGCAGATCGGCGATCCCATTCAGCGCGGCTGGGACCGGGACGTCGCCAACCATGCGGGTGGGCTTGGGAGCGGTCGGCGCTGGTGGCGGCGATGCCTCCATGCTGGTGCGCATCCGCTCGGCCATGCTCTCCATCGAATCCTTCAGCGACTTCTGATACGGCGCCAGCGCCGCCGGGCTGCCCATGTAATCGGGCTTGGCCGGGTCGAACAGGTCGCGCGGATCCTTGCCCGCCCTGCGGTATTCGGCGACCTTCTTCTGAATGTTGCGGGTGAACTCGTAGAGCTTCTGGTCGCCGGACGGATCCAGCTTGCCGAGCAGCGAATTGGCATGCGTGATCGACGACTTGAACCCCTTGATAAATTCGTCCTGCTGGCCGCCGAGCTCGGCGCCGTCAGGCGTCCGCATGCTCGAAAACTCCTCGCGCACGAACTTCAGGTCGGCCTTGGACAGTTCGCCCTTCTCATAGGCGGCATAGATCGGGTCGAGGGTGTCGATCCGGTTGGGGTCGCCGGTCGGCGCGCGGATGCGGGAAATCAAATCGGTCGCCGTCCGGTTCGAGACCTTGGCCTCGGTTTCCGGCTTGGTCTCGCGGTTGACGATGTTGATCATCCGTTCGCGCGCTTCCCGGGTCAGGGTGTAGTCGCGAGCGATTTCGCGCGCGCTGACGGAAGACCGTTCTTTCGGATCGTCGCTGTGCAGCTTCTCCAGGTACTTGCCCTCCTGAGCGTCGGAGGCCTCCTGCTTAAACAGCTTCTGGTTCTGCAGCGCGTAATTCTCATCTACCCGCCGCGCGCGCTCGACCGTCTTGGCCTGTGCCTCCAGCTGCTTGAGCTCGGCGCCGGAGATGTATTTCGAATACTCGGGGCTAGAGAACTTCTTCAGCCCGGCTTCCGGATTGGCATTGATGGCGCCGATCGCCGCCGCCTTGACGATTTCCTTCTGCGCGTTCTGCGCCAGTTCAATCTTCAGCGCCGCGCCATCGACGCCCTTCAGGTTCGGGCTAGAGTCGACCATGGCGCCGACCGAGCTTTCCACCAGTGCGAGCGAGGTCTTCAGCGAGGTCGGGTCACTGATCGCCGCGTTCGAAAGCTGGTTGGTCAGCGTCTCGATATTCGATTTGGTCGCCACGCTCGCCAGCCGCGCCATGTCCGCGGTCGTCTTGGACTGGAAATGGTTGCGGAAGCTCTCGACCTGGGCCTCGCCGAACTTCAGGCCGCCCTCGGTGAAATAGCCGTCCTTCATTTTCGTGAGTGCCGGCTCGATTACCTCTTCGCGGAACTTGGCGGCAAGTGTTGGATCGTTCGGGTCGGCGTTCTTGACCGTCTCATTCCATTTGGCATCGAGGCCCGCCAGCGTCTTGGCAGATTCTGCAGCGCCCTTGCTGATCTCCTGATGCTCGGCGTATTTGACCGCGACGTTGCCGACGTCCTGAATGGCCGAGCTGGCGCTGCGACCGATCGAATTGGTGGCCTCCGCGATCTGGCCATAGAGCGCGCTGATGCGGCGGCCCGCGCCGGCCGTCGATTCCGCCGCCCGGTCGTCGGGACGGAGGCCGAGTTCTCCGGGCGCGTTCATTTCGCGAATGTTGGCCATGCGTTCCCCTACTTGAAGAAGATCGAGGCGACGGCGGCGACGCCCTTGAAGCCAGCCGCCCATTCCGAACCGGTCGCCGCTTTGTCCTCGGCGTCAGCAGCCAGCAGCGCCGCCTTCCCCATCTCGGCATAATTCTTCGCCTGCACCTCGTAGCCTTCTTCGGTGATGAGGCCTTGCAGACCGCCGACGGCTTTGGTCAGTGCGCCCTGCGCGGCGCTCTCCCGCAGGATATCGAGCGCGCTGCCGCTGGCCGCAAAGCCTGCACCGGCGACGTCCGCCGCCTGCCCGCCGAGCGTCTTGAAGATATCGCGGTCGAGCTGCGCCTGCTTGATCGCGGTCGAGGTTTCCGTGAACTGGGCGCTCTGCTCGGAAAAGGCCGATGAGCGGCCATAATTGCCCGCCTCCAGGCGCAGGCCCTGCGCTTTCGAACGATGTGCGTCGGCAGCGAACAGGTCCGCCACCGCGCCGCCGACCGAGTTGATGGTTCCTGGGCCGAATGCCATGTCAGCGATCCATCGTCTGGATGAAGCCTTCAAGCGCGGCGAGATTGGCCGGCCATGGGCGGGAGACGCGCCAGCAGATCATGCCGTCATAGCTGTAATCATCCTGGATGGTATCGCTGTGCACGCCGGAGAACGTCGTCAGATCGGCGATCGGGTTGCCGTTGGCCTGCTTGAACAAGGCCGGGCGCATGTCATCGAAATCCGTTCCGAACGAAATGTTGACCGTGCCATCGACCAGCGCGGCATAGCGATGATTGCGGCGGGTCTTGCCGAGCGCGGGCCCGGTGCGCGCGCCGGTGTCGGCGGGGGCGATCGGCCGCACCATCTGCCCGTCGCTGTTATAGGTCAGTCCGACCACGATCCGGGCGGTCGCGGCGAAGACCGGCGTGAACAGCCCGCGCCCGCAGCCGGCGTTGATGCCGTCGCCATACGGCACGAAGCAGGAGCCGTTGGTCACCACAAAATCGGTGAAGCCTTCCGTGCCGGTGCCGCGGTCGCCGCAATCCAGCCCGGAGGCGAACACCTGCACGGTCTCGCCGTTGAGATGCCACAGCCCGTTCAGCGTCATGCCGCCAAACGGCGCGCCCACGATCGGTGCGGGGTCGCCGATCCGTGACGTCGGCTCGACCGCGTTGTCGAGGAACCAGCAGTCGGCCAGCGCGGTGTTTTCGTCGGGCGTGTCGGTCAGCACCTCGACATGGCGGACGCCGGTGGCGGCGTCGTTCGTCACCATGGTCAGGCTGTCGAGGTCGCCGCCCACCGACGGGCCATTGCAGATGCTTTCGACCGTGCGCCCGGTTCCGAGCTCGTGGCGGTGCCAGCCGGCAAAGGTCGGCGGCTGGGTGGTGGTCATCGCATCGCGCTTGTAGGTGATGCCGAACAGCGCGCCGTCGTCGTTGCGGCCCCACACCACCGAGCATACGGCCTCGGTATAGGCCAGTTCGGACACGCCGGATTTGATGATATGGCCGGCCTTGTCGCTGACGTCGGGCGCCGAGAACTTGCCGAAATTGGCGTCGGAGAAGAACTCCAGCAGCTTGCGGCGGTAGCGCTTGACGAAGATCAGCGTGTGCTCGGTGCGGCGCGGTTCGACATTGGCGCAGCCGTGGCGGGTGACGCGGCGCGCGGCGATGTTGGTCGGCGCCAGCGGCCCGTTGGTCGGCGCCACCACCAGCCATTCGCCGGCCTGCGTGCCGATCGTGATGCCCTTTTCCTCGCCCTGCATCCAGAACATCTGGTTCGTCGAATCGGAATTCAGCGTGTAGTCGATGGCGTTGCTGGCCGCGACCACGCCATATTGATCGGTCGGGGCGAAGTTGATGGAGACCCCATCGATCCCGTTCGACACGCAGCCGTCGAACCGGTTCTTGATCGCGCCGCCGAGCCACAGCCGGCCCTCGTACCATGTCCCGCAGGTCGGCCAGCCCGTGGTGTTCGAGTACGCCCCGAGCCGCCAGGTCGTGATCGGCTGGGTGTAGAGCAGCGCGGGGCCGAGGATTTCAACCGTCGCGGACGCGCTGGCCGCGGTCGAGGTGGTTGGGCTGAAGAACGAAATCTGCGCGATCTCGACGGCCATATCCCATGACGTCGTGGTGCCAAAGAGTTCGCCGCCGCCGGTGTCGATGGTCCCGGTCTGGATGACTTCGATCCAGACGTAGTTCCATGCCGTGACCTGGTCCGATGAGAGGATCGTCACCGTCGGCGAGCTGCCGCTAAACGCCAGCGTTCCGAGCAGCGTGCCATCGCTCGACGATGACGGCGCGGTCTGTTTCGCGCGCAGGTTCAGGGTGTAGAACTGGCCGAAGCCAAATACCCCGGCGCCGGTGACAAATTGCGCCGTACCGAAACCGCGGTCGGTGGACGGGTAGATCGTCGCCTGACCGACCCGCTGCGCGCCGGACAGCACGTAGTTCTTGCCGACGAACCCGCGGACCGTGACTTGCGTGCCAAATGACAGCGCCCCGCCGCTGTCGACCTTATAGGCGCACTGGCTGGTGACCTTGGTGAACTGGCCGTCGAACGGCGCGGTGATGCCGTTGAAGCCGATCATATCGCCGATCGAGGTCGAGCCCCCCAGGTTGCGGGCGATGATGTTCGACAGGCTGGTGATCCGGCCCCAGCTCCAGACCGCGGCGCCGGACGGAATGATTTGCCAGTTGACCAGATCGGTGCCTGGGGCGCTGCCGGTCGTGGTCTGCTTGGCCGACCATTGCGTGGACGCTCCCGCCTTGCCGCTCGGGTTATAGGTGACGACCTGACCGACCGTGTAGGTGGTCAAGGGGCTGAACATCGGCGGCTCCGACAACAGCCGCACCAGCCGGCCGACATCGGTTCCGAGAAAGCCGCGGCCGTCATTGATCGCCGCCGAGGCCGAGGACGGTGCCCAGAATGCCGGGCTGGCCGCGGGCGTGTTGTTGACGTTCTGGTCGACCAGCGAAATGTAGTCGACGCTGACCGAGGTGACGAACGCGCCCTTGGCGTAGGCCTTGGTGGCGCTGTAGGCCGGGAAGGTCAGCGTCAGGTTGATGATGCCGGATAGCGCGCTCGGCGTCGCCTGCACGCCATTGGTCGGCGGGTCGAGATACGGGCCATCGTTGAACACGACCGGGTCAATGGCGAACTGCGCCTCGATCCCGTCAGACGGCATGGTCTCGACCGTCAGCGCATGGGTCGGGTAGGCCCCGGAGAGCAGGATAGCCGTGGTCTCGGCCTGCACCGCGCGCACGTCCGCCCAGCTGCCGCCGATGTAGACGGTGACCAGTTCCTGCACCCGCTTGATGGTGGCGCCCACGGCGAGCGTGCCGAGCGTCGATCCGTCGATGGTAGCGCCGGTAAGCGCGTCGGCCAGCGAGAAGTGCGTGCTGTCGATCCGGGTCAGCGTGAACTGGCGGTTCTCGAGCAGCGGCGTCGAGGCGCCGGGCAGGATCGCGGTATCGGCGGTCGCCCAGGTCACGGCGCTAGCCAGCTGCACGACGGCAGGATTGGCGGCCGATACCGCCACCACCTCGACGGTATCGTTGGTGCCGAGCAGGGTGGCGCCGGAGCGGAAGCGCAGGAAGCCGTCGGTGAACTCCAGCGTCACCGCGTTGGCCTGCTCGAAGTCGAACTTCATCTTGCGGCCGGGCCGGCCCGCGCGCGTGGGCCCGGCGTGGATCGTGCCGGGGCGCCGCGTCCAGGTACCGATCTCGGTGGGGAAGCCGTTGAGGCAGACGTTCAGCGACGTGCGATAATCGGGCTTGTCAAAGCGTCCTTGGGCAAAGGGACTAATTTCCCCACCCAAGAAGTTCGGAATTGCGTATGAGGCATCTCCCAAGTCAGCCTCCCCGCAAGTACGAGAGGGCCTTTTCGAGCTTTAGCGTGTTGTCGCGAAAGCAGCCGAGACCGCGATTGCACGGATCACAAAGCAAGCCACGGACCTTGCCAGTGGAGTGACAGTGATCAACGTGCAGCCGCTTTTCGGGCTTGTCGGGTTCGCCACAAATATTGCAACCATTAACAGCCATCGCCAAATAATCTTCCGGCGAAAGACCGTAAGTGCGCGCGATGTGCGCCCAGTACGCTGTCAGACGTCGCTTTTCCTTGTACCCGGGGCGGCTGATTGTCTTGAGTTGAGACTCCTTCTTTCGTCGAGCGGCCTCGTCCGGCGGCAACCTTTTACGAGGCGGCCGCGGCACATACTTGTCCTTTGCGTACTCGCGCGCGCGCTGCTTCCCGAGTTCAGAACTTTTCCACCGCTTTCTGTTTTCAAGCAACTTTGCTTTCCCCTCGGGAGTTTCCCGATAGCGCTTGCGGTAATCGCGCATGTACGCGACTTTGTCGTCGGTGGCATTCATAGGCGGCAACTGATGTAGCTGTCTTCGGGCGGCTCTTCGGTCCCCTGTTCTATCGCATTGACCGTTCGCGCATCTCCCATCCACTCGTCATAGATGCGCGCGATGGTCGCAAGCTTGGCCGAGGACTGGGTGAGCGGCTCGCAGACTTCCAGACCCATGCGCGCGGCCAATCCCTCGCAGAACATCGGGTCCATGCGCGAGACGTCGGTGACGTTGGCGACGAAGCGGTATGGGATCGGGCCGGTGTCGCTGGTCAACAGGAAGCCGTTCTCCAGCACCCAGTCGTTGTAGGTGATGCCGGAGGGGCCGCCGAGCCATGACGTCACGCCGGACTTCGGGTTCTGCGATGCCTCGCGCAGGAAGCCGGCCGGCAACCGGAAGATGTTCTTCGTGCCGACCTGGTTCGATGGCCCGACGCCGATCGGGTAGATGATGTTGAGCGTCTTCAGCCCGACGCCGAACGGGAATTCGGTGCCGCCGATCAACAGCCATTTGATCGAGCCGGCGCCGCCGACGAAGCTGGTCGTCCAGGCCAATGGCGACGAGGCCGGGGTATTGCCGGTGTTGAGGTCGAGCAGGCTCATATAGGCGATGGCCGCCGAGGTCACCACCTCGTTCTTCTGGTAGGTCGCGGTGGCGCTGTAGGCGGTCGGCGTCGCCGGCACGTCCGCATTGGCGTTCTGCAGCGACAGGTAGACACGGTTGGTGCCGTCGCCGGCCGCGGTGTAGACCAGTTCGCCTGCGTAATAGGAGGTGGTGGAGCTGTAGAGCGCGACCGCCAGCGGCCCGAAATACGGCTCCCAGTAATTTGCCAGCAGCGGATCGTTGGCGAGGTTGCTCTGGATGTTCGACTGCCAGATATTGCCGTACTGATCCGAGGCGAGCGAGCCGACGAAATAGGTCGTGGTCGGCGCCCACAGCGGCACGTCCAGCTGCATGGTGTTATCGTCGATCGCGCGCAGCATGGTGCGGCGGCAGGCGAAGGTCCAGACGTTGCGGCGCAGTTCGGATTCCCGCAGCTTGCCGTAGCAAAACTGGGTCTCGCTGGCGCGCTCGCTGTTCTCGGAAAAGCCGGCCACCCCGAGGCGGGAGGCCCCGCAATGCTGCAGCGCGCGGTTGGCAATATCGATCTCGGTGCGGTACTCAGGCATGGCGGGAACCTAGGGTCCGGCCGCAACGCCCAACAACGCACCACAAAAAGACGGGCGAGTTTCCCCGCCCGCAGTTCTCAGGAGGATACGCGGGCTACTTTCTGAGCATGGTCGCGGCCTGCTGCAGCGCCGCGTCAACGGCGGATCTCAGCAACGACATGCTGGTGATTTTCGCGGTGTCGAACGCAACGGAGACGTCGGCGGCAGCGGCGGCGCCAAGCTTCGGGTCGTGCCGGTGGTCCACGCGGTCAGGCTTGCTGGTCGCGTTGGGGTCCAGGGTGACGTTGATGAAGCGGTCAAGCGCCATCGTTAACCCGCCACGTCAAAGCCGGCCGTGGTGACCTGCTGGGAGTTTTCGAAGAAGCGTTCGAACGCCTTGAGCGCCTTCAGGACCTCGACCTTCTTCGGCGTCACGCCGTCGAGGATGCGAAGCTCGAACAGCGCGGTAGACGCCGACGACGTGCCCGTCGTGAAGTCGGAGTATTTCTCCCCTTCCACACCGCGGGCGACTGCTACGAAATGATCGGCCATGGCTCACCTCACCAGAACAATTTCCCACGGCTGATTCCCAGCCGAGATATTGCCCACCTGCTGAATTTCATCGTCTACGGAGACGACGGGTTCGAATTGCAAGCCGGGCGCAACCCATGTAGAGCCGTTTAAACAGCCCCAAATAAGTCTGTCTCCGGCCTTAAGCCCCGGAACGCTAATTGATCCCGGGGTGTTGCGGTCGGTTAACGAAGCTTTAACCAACCCCACCGCTTCAACAGACATAGCTTCCTCAATCCGTAAATAGGACGGTCATGCCCATATAGCCCGTGCCGGTGGTGATAGCGGTGGTGACGGTGCCGCAGATGTCGAAGCTGCCGCCAGGGTCGGTCGTCAGTCCAAGCGCCTGCCACAACGGCTGGTTCTGTTTGAGTGGAGTGTTGGTGCCGCTCTCGTTGATGACGTTGGTCGGCTGGGACGCAGCCGCCACCGACACCGCCGTGGCGAAGAAGTCCTGATCGATCGCGGCGGCGGCGAGCAGTGCGGCCGGTTTGCCGATCGCGCCGTCGGTCGCGTAGTAAACGCCAATGTCCATGGCGCCCGCGGCCTGCACTGCGGATTCAAAGAAGATTGCCTTGATCTTCGCATTCGAAGGCACGCGGCAGAACTGATAGGTGGTGTCGATCGAATCCGCGGCGATCGCAACAACGCTGCCGGACGAGATGCACTTGAGCGGCGCGGTGCCGCCCTCGCCGGCGGTATTGGCTACCGCAGGCAAAGCGTCGGAGTTGGTGACGGGAGTGGATTTGACGTGACTGATGGCCATTGTGGTTTCTCCGTTACGGCGTTACGTCGGCAGCGGCCGAGGTATCGGCGCACAGCACAGAAAGCAGACGGCCCGGCTCAAGCCGCGTCGCGCCCGACGACATCATGGTGTAGATCTGGTAGGGCTGGCTCGACAGGTCATCGCGCTGGCTGATCTTGTTCATGGTGTCCTGCCAGATACCGAGGTACCAGCCGGATTTCGCCGCCACGATGTTGTTGCGGACGTTCGAGGCCGAGGCCAGCCGCTCCGAGTAGATGATGTCGAAGCCGAGGAAGCGCGTGACCTTGCCCTCCTGCAGCGTCGGCTTGTCGGAGAACTCGGTCGAGACCACCTGCACCTGATTGAGCAGATCGCTCTCGCCCTGCGAGTTCGTCACCCAGGTCAGGCTCTCGGCTTCCATGTCGACCTGCGCCTTGCGCATGATGCGCTTGGCTTCGATCATCTTGGCAACCGTGAGACCCGACGCCGCGGCCGAGCCGAAGGTCGAGGCAATCTGCCAGCTCGAGGTCGAGAAGGTTTCGGTGGTGAAGGCGGAGCTGTCGGTGCCGAGCGAGGCATCGGCGAAGGCCGCGGAGATCAGCCGGTCGTCCCATTCACGGGCGACAGCGGCGGCGGCGACGTCGGAATACTGCGAGGTCGGCTCGATCGCGGTCTTGAGCTTGTCGAAATTGTCGATCAGCTGATTGGCGTCGCGGTCGACCGGGAACACCCAGCGCCGGACGAAGTCGACATCCTGTCGGCCGATCGGGGCGAAGCGGCCAGCCGGCGGCATCATCTTGATCGCGCCGATGTACTGGATCGGCGACGCCTGCTTGCCGACGTGGAAGCCTTCCATGGCGCGGCCGCGCAGCTTCGACTGCTTCTGCTGCAGCTTGAGCGCGAGCACCGTGGAAAACTGGGTCGTGAATAGTTTTGGCAGATTCTCGGACATGGCTATCCCGCCTGAAAGGGGTTGAAACGTGAGCGGCCTTGCCCATTCGCGAACCGCGACGGGGACCATCAAACTTTCAGCCTTGTCCTTGCGGGGGCCGTCACTCCCGACTGACCTTGTCCTTGCGGGGGTCTTACGCTCGGGTCTCTGGACGCGGAAACTGCCGCGCCCGCCATTGGTCAACAACGCACCGGATTACGTAAATCGCTTCACGGCCGCGGCGGTCGCCAGCTGCTTCTGGGCCGCTTGCAGCCGGCGCAGCGCGGCCGGGTCGCTCATGTCCGGGCCGCGCAAGCCGCCCTTGCGCGGGTGCGCGCAGGTCAGATTGCCGGAGATCACACAGCCCTTCTGGCTGCACGCCTTGGCGCAATCGGTTTCGGTCAGGCCGGGATAGGCCGTCGTGGCCGCCTCCGGCTTGGTGCGGACCTGCCGCTTGCGGGCCTTCTTCTTCGGCTTGACGGCGGGCTTCTCGGCGGGGGCGTCGACGGTGCTCATCATTCCGCTCCAACGATCAGGGTGTTGATCCGGGTCATCTCGCGGGCTTCCGTCGCACCGCCGGCAAGAAAGCGACCGACCCACGCCGGATCTTTCTCCAGTTCGGCCTTGCGCGCCATGGCGCCCTCGCGGGTGGTGACGTCTCCGGCCGCGCCGCCTGCGCCGCGCTCGACGAAGGTGTCTTCCTTGGTGCCGACGCCGATCTTTCGCATCGCGTCCATCACCTTGTCGTAGCCGATCACGCCCTCCAGCGCCTTGACGGCCTCGGGCGCGATGCCGAGCCTGCGCGCGCCTTCGATCGCCTGCAGATGATTGAAGTCGAACTTGTCGCCCCAGTTCGCCCGCAGCGCGGCCTTCTGTTCTTCCAGCTTCTGCACGTTGACGGTGCTCTCACTGGTAGCCTTGGATTCGAGCGACTTCGCCACCGAGGCGGCGATAGCGGTGGCGAGATCCTTCGGCGCGCCCCGCTCGTACATCGTCGCGCGCAACTGCTCGGCGACCACGGCATCCTTGACGGCGGACAGGTCGTAGTCCTTGGCCTCCTTCGGCGCGCCGAGCCGTTCGTAATAGGCGCGGAGATCTTCCGGCTTGGCGTCCGCAGCCGGCAGCTTGACCAACCGATCCGGCGGAACGCCGAAATGCTTCTCAAGTTCGCGGGCCTGCTTGGTCGCGGCGACAAATGCCTCCTTGGGGTCGTCCAGCTTCCAGCCCTTGTTCTGGGCGTGGCCGATGAATTCGGCGTCGATGCCGGTATGCCAGGCGTCGGGGGTTGGCGTGGGGGTCGGGCTAGGCGTGGGGGTCGGGGTCGGGTCGGTCATGGCCGTGTGCTCCTTGTGCGGGCCGGGTGAATGCTTCAAGCAATTGATCTTCTGTCATGTCGAGGTGGGCCTTGATGCGCAGGTAAACCTCGCGGCGGCCTTCCAGCACATAGGTTCGGTCGCGGTCGCCGGGGACCACGCAGGTCTCGTTGGCGCGGCAGAACACGGCGAGGTCGCTCAGGATTGCCGCGCCCGCATCGGTCTTGAACGCGAGCATATAGGCGCGCTGCCGGTCGGACAGGATCTGCTTCAGCTTTTCGAGATCGATCATGAATTTCCTATTTCGTCAGCATGCCGGCGGAGGCCTGTTTGGCTGCAGCGCTCATCAGCGCGGCCTGCGCCGGGGCGGCCTGCACCTGCGCGGCGGCGGCCTCCTTCTGCGCGCGCGCCTGGCGCTTGGCGGCGACCGCTTCGGGGGAAGCCAGCCAGCTTTCGCGGACCCGGTTGATGCGCGCGATCTCCGGGGTGGCCGTATCGAAATCGTAGGGATCCAGCAGGCTCGCATCCTGCGTGATATTGACCAGCTCACGGGTCGTTTCCACAGAGCGCATGAAACCGGCCACTTCGCCGGCCTTCGCGGCCAGCGACAGCGGCGAGGTGTCGACCACCTCGTAGGAGCCCATCGCCTCGCGCAGCCGCGGCGGCATCGGCTCCAAGAGCCGCATATCGGCGCAAAGGTCGAGCTCGCGGTCGACCATCGTCGGAACCATCTCGGTGTGCTGGCGGCCGAGCGTCGGCGCGACCAGCATGCCCTTCTCGTTGACCAGTTCGATCACTTGCGTCGCGGTCATGTTCGGGTGCTCGGTCAGCACCTTGAACAGCGAGACGAGGAACACGTCGTTCACGATGCCGCTCTCCTGCTGCATCATCTCGATGGTGATCTGGATGTCGCCGGTCGGTAGCGTATGCACCAATGGCTTGCCGTCCGAAGTGACGCCGCCCTTGTTCTGCGCACCGGGCCGCATGTCCATACCGACAATGCCGTCGTCGGCCATCAGCAGGATCGGATCGCCGGCGCGGTGGCCCTGCTTCAGAAACACGATTTTCTGCGCGTTCAGCGTCTTCAGCGACGGCAGCACCAGCATCGCCGGGCCGCGGCCGTAGACCTCGCCCGGGGTCTGGTCGTAGCGCGACACCGCATAGGGGAACTTGCGGTAGCCGCGCTCCGGCGCCATCAGGCAGTTGCCCTCGATCGAGACGTAATAGGACGTGAACGGGAACGCCCGCTCGTCCAGCGCCTCCGGATCGTAGTCGTCGTCGCGCGGGCGAACGCAGTGCAGGAAGTTGAACGTGGTCTGGCTGTCGGCCTGCAGCGGCGCGCGCAGCGTCTCCGGCAGATACTCCTCGCCCCATTTCTGCAGCGCCTGGTAGGCGGTCAGCCGGAACCAGCGGATCATCCGGTCGACCTTGCCCTGGTGGTTCTCGCCGTAATAGGTCTCTCCGAACGGCACCGACTTGTAGCGCAGGCCGGCCGAACCGCCGTGCCAGCGGTTGTCATAGCGGTCGACATACATGGTTGAATTGCCGAACGCGCCGAGCGACTGCCAGTTGTTGTAGTTCTGCGCCACAAAATTGGCGTGCGCGGCGTAGCGCTCGCGGAACAGAACCTTGGTGGTGCTCTCGAACCACATCCGGCAGGCGCGGTCCTTCATCACGTAATCGTCGCCGGCCAGCGCGTGCCAGTGCATGTTGCGCGGCGTAACCATCGAATCCGCAATCGCGCAGAACCGATGCAGCGCCAGCGCGCCTGTGGCGTCGACCTGCTGCTGGGTCTTCTTGGCGCCGGGGGTGTTGTAGTCCTGGTAGTTGAACGTGTTGCGCGAGGTCGGCAGGATCAGCTGGGCGACTTCCTCGCAATGACCGGCCAGCGTCGAGCGTTCCGCGGTCTTCTGCGCGAACTCGCGCTTGATGCCGGCGACGATCAGCGCCTCGCGATCGGAGATGACGCGCGATGGTCCGACCGGCTGCACGTTGGTGGCATAGGGGACGATCTCAGTTGAGGATGCGCTTGGCATCAGGGTCCCTGCGGTCGAAGTTCGGATCGAGCCGGCGGTCGGCGACCACCCAGCGCTGGACGCATTTCAACAGTTCGGTACGGGCGGAATCGTGCAGCTTCATGTGGTCGGCCAGGCGCCGGAAGTCGTCGCGCAGCGCAAGCTCGGTCGGATAGATCACGGTCTCCTTGATGACGCCGAATCGGTCGACCACATCGGCAACGATGGCGCCTGATTTGTCGATCTTGGCGGCCGAGGTCAGGTGCGGCGCCGGCAATGAGCCGTCGAAATCCGGATAGACCAGTTCCATCATCACCAGCAGGGCGGCGTCGTAGGTGTGCGCCAGCACGGAAATCAGCACCATCCAGGTCTGGCCCTTGGCCTCGCCGATGCATCGCACCTGCCACGAACCGCGCAGATCGAAGGCGACATTGCGCTCGACGTCAGTAGCCAGCACCGGCGCCTCCCGTCGGGCCGAACAGCGACGTCACCGCCAGCGAGCCGGCGGGGCCGAGCTGCTGGCGCTGCGCGATTTCAGCCATGCGCTTTTTCCGCGCCGCCTCGGTCTCGTCATCGACCTGCTGGTTGAGCACGTCGCCGAGACCGAGCGCATCGACCGCGGGGCTACCCGGCAGCATCGGCTTTTTCTTTCTCGGCCGCCGCGGCCTTTTCCTGCGCCAGCTTGTCAGCCATCGCGAGGCGCTCCTCGGCCGCGACACGCTTGGCTTCGGCGACGCCGACGGCCACGGTGGCGTCGCTCAGTTCCTGCTCGGCGGCGACCAGATCCTCCAGCGCGGCATACTGCGCCTTGCGCTCGTCGGTCATCGCGGCGTAGGGCGAGCCGACCCCGCGCTCGATCTTGCCTTCGAAGCGGACCGCGCGCTTGCCGAACACATCGTCCTCGAACGCGCGAAGGCGGCCCGCGGCATCGGTGCGGGGCGGATCGACCGCGCGCTCGGAGCCGGAAAGCTTGGTCACCGGCTTCTGATCCGTCATGGCCTGCTGATTGTTGCGATCGATCTCGGCCGCTTTGTCAGCCGCCTTCTGTTCCTGCTTGGTCGGGTCAGCCATCGGGAATTCTCCGTCGGTGCATGTGATGCTGACGGGAACCTGAGCGGTCGCGGCTATGGCAACAACGCACCGGTGAAGACGTCGAACTCGGTGCCGGCGGCAATGACGTCCGCCTGGTGCGCGCGGCGCATGGCGGGGAAGTTCTCGAACGTCTTGGCAAACCGCAGGTCCATGCAGCCGACCCGGATTGCACTCATCAGGTCGTCATCGACCTTGACCACCTTGCCGTTGAGCCGGTGATAGCCGGTATATTCGTCGAATACTTCGGCAAGGTGCGCTGCAACCAAAAGCTTATTGCCGGCCAGCCGCTCCTCCATGATCTGGATGCCGGCCTCGAAATTATACCCACCGTCGGGGAACGTCGCATGCACGGGGCGCATGGCCAGCCCGAGCTTCTTGTAGATCGTGGCGATGGTGTCGTTCGTCATCACCCCGGCGCCGGTGCCGCCGTCATGCGGCCACGCCACCGGCGCGTCGCGCATCGGGCTTTCCTTGATCTTCGCGACATGGTTCGCGGCCATGCCGAACATCCGGATCGCCTGCATGACGTAGATCACGTCGTTGTCGCGGTCCCATGTCAGCAGCACCGCGGCGAACGGGTGGCCGCCCGATTCCGCGCCGGAGTGCCGGAAGTCCAGCGCCCACAGCCACGGCCACCATGCCGGAACCTCGGCCGGGTCGAGCCGGTGCTTGATCAGAGCGACATCGGTCTCGAACACCGAGCCCTGCCCCTGCATGTCGCCGCCGAACGCCCGCGTTGCCGCCTTCGAGCCGTAGCGGGCGATGATGTCGGCGATATCCTCGTCCGGGATGTGCCCGCGCTTCGAGACCGCGGCATCGTGGATCGTCATCAGCACCTCGGCGGTGCCCGGCTTCTTTTCCTTGAAATGCCGCCGCACCGGCGTGACACCGAGCATCGGCGACATCGACCAGATGATGTTCCCCTTGGTGGTGGTCAGCCGCGCCTGGCACTCGCCATAGATCTCGAAATCGCCCGGGTCCTCGTCGCCCCACACCACATCGACCGGCTCGCCCTGCCACGCCTCCCGGCCCATCTCGAAGGTCTTGCCGCGCAGGATCGCCGTGCCGCCGGTCTCCCGCCGCAGGCTTACCGTGTCGACGAAGTCGGCAATGCCGCGCGCCATCGTGGGCTTGCCGACAATGTTGTCCAGCGGGATCAAGCCCGTCCCGAGCCCGCCCTGCTGCCGCACATCGCCCAGCAATTTGACCTGCGCGCCGTCGCGGGTCTTGCCCGACGTGGTGCAGCCGTACCAGCCGATGAAGTCGTACGGCCGCTCGATCTTCGGGGGAATAAGAAACTTGCGGCCCTTGTACCAGTTCGGGTACAGCGCCAGCGAATCCATCGTCATCTGCGCCGCCGCGCTCTGGGTCTTGCCGAGCTGGTTGCCGGCGCGGATCATCTTCTCCGACGCCGTCAGATTATGGAATTCTTCCTGCTTGAAGTTCGGGGTGTAGAAGTCGATGCGCCGGTATTTCTTCCGGTACTGCATCTCGGTGAACATCTTCTTGGCGTGCCGGCGGACCTCGTTCGGGTCCGGGCCTTCCTCGATGTCGTCAGTCATTTCAGGGCTTCGTCGATCATCTGCCGCCACCAATCCCACATTGGCCGGCCAAGAGACCATATCGGATGCTCTGCCCTCCACATCTCTGCCGTCGGCTCACGCAAGGCCCCGATCGCAGCACGAGCCAGTTCCGTTCGCTGCCGCTCGTTCGAGCAAAGCAGGCATTCACCGGTGCTGTCCCGGGACAGCACATCGCCGATCGCGTTGGCCACGCGCTCAATCGCCTCGCTCATCGGTTCACCTCGCCCTCGATCAGCTTCGGCCCCTGCTCCGCCAGCATCTTCTCGTACCGCGACAGCCCCGAGAACCCGAACACCTCGATCAGCTTCTCCCGCGACACCCCGAGCTCGAGCAGCGCCCGCAAATCATTCAGCGCCTGATCCGTGTGATTGACCGTCAGCTCTCCTGACACATTCACGTTCACATCCGTCACCCCGCCATGCCCGGTCCGGTCCAGCACCATCTCGATCGCCTTGGCGTGCTTGGCGTGCTTCGGATTGTCCAAAATCTCCCCAAGCCGCAAAATCGCCTTCGGCGCCAGACTGAACAGGTACTTCCCCGTCAGCGCCTTGATCGCCGCCTGGATCTCATCGCGCTGCAGCAACCCGTGCGCCCGGACCTTGCACCCCTCGCCGGCGTCCGAATACCCGGCAAACCGGGCGGCCGCCGCCCCCTCGCCCCCGCCAAACACATACCCCCAGGCAAACTTGCGCCATCGTTCATCCCGCAACCCCCGAACCGCCTCCGGCAGGTCGCTCGCATCCGGCATCAATGGAACCACATCCTTCATGCCGCAAACACTAACCCCGTTACTCCCGACAACAACGCACCGGAACCAAATCCAGAGTTGCCCAAATGCCACACGAAATCCGAAAAAGGTCCGCGAAAAGAAGGGGATACATGAAATTGGAAACGATCGGGCATTTCTCCCCCACCCCCCTCCCCGCCGGGTCTTTCGCATGGCCAGGCTCAATATCTGGCGCATCATCATCTGGCACGTAGCTGACACACCCAGTGTGCTGCTGTGCGTATTCACCAATCATATCAACAACATGCGCTGATGTGGTTGTCCCCTGTCTAGGGAATTGCACGGTCTCGACGTGTGTCCGGACCATGCGAGTTCCATGATTATGGAATATCTCTGTTATGCGCTGCATGTGCACAACGAGCTCAATCGCATGCTGGACTGCGAGAGCGCTTGCCGGCTGGGATGATGGTTGGCTTGGTGGATGCTGCGGCTTCGATGGCTGCTTGCCGGAGCGATGCCTTGTCGGTGGTGGTGAGGTGCTTGCGCTTGATGCGGTGGAGGCGGGCGAAGCGGGCTGCCAGGCGTGGGTTGTGGTTGAAGGGCAGCTTGGGCATCAAGGTCAGGTGCTTGTTGTTGGAAGAGTGCGCGCGAGGTTGCTGTTGGCTCTCACGTGATGCCTGAAGATTGGTGATTTGACAATCCGGTCTAGGACGCACCGGATTATGATGCACATGCATGAATATTGATGCAGATGCTTCTATCTCAGGGCTGCATCGATCATGGCCTGGTAAGTCGTTGTCACATCCTCGTATTCGAACGTCCGCCCCTCGAACCAAACAAACGATGAGCCGTCCTTCACCATAGCCTCGGTCGGCTCGCGCATGGCCTCGATCGCAATGCGTGCGAGATCGCGCGCCGCATTCTTGTGCTCCTCATCGAATGAATCCCAGCGGGTACCAGCCTGCGCTATCGCCACGCGTTCAATCATCTCGCTCATTCCACGATCTCCTGCACCACAGGCTTATGCCAGCGTGCTGCTGCTGCGTTCTTGGCAATGGTCTTGCGCCGCTCTGGTGTGAGCTTGCTCAATCGGGATGATTTGCGGCCCGCTTTCTTGGCAATTTTGATGCGTTGCTCACATGAAAGCAAAGCATTGCGCGCGGTGTTCGCTTTCTTCAAATGTTCCCTGATTATGTGGGGTTTTGCCATTTCCTGGAGCTTCTTGGAGACCTGACCCGGCTTGCGGTGCGGAAACAGTGGCCGCTTGCGTTCTTCCCAGACGTCCTGCATCTGCTTGACCGCGGCCATGTCGATATAAACCCTGAATTCCACAGCAAATAGCGATGTGAACAGCGCAAACGTATCGTATCCCAGACGCTTCTGCTCGGTGCGGCTGAGCACCTTGTCGGCGTGGCCTCGGCTCAGTCCACCCACCTCGTCGATGAACTCGAAGGTGAGCCCGAGCCGCTCCTTCATCGTCCGAAACACCTCCACCGCGTCCTGGAGCGTGCGCACGGTCGCGATCACCTCGGTGGGATCGGGCGGGATCTTGATCGGCGCGGTCATCGGCGGGGTGGG